GTAAAAAAATAAGGGGCAACATCATATCTTGCTAATATAACACATAATACAATGTGCCCCTTTGATTCACTGATTCGTTATCTTATACTTATTATTATGCCGGAAGCGAAGGTTGCTCTAGCCGCTTGAGAACACGAATCTGAATATTGGTGAACTTCTTGCCTGTATTTTCACCAGTTCCATCCGTGACTTTCAGCGCAACCTTTGCTTTGATTCGATAGGTTCCGGCTGCAAGTTCTTTGATGACATTAGCAACAGTGAGATTTGCACCATCAACAGAGTCACCAAGAATTTGCTTCGCCTTAGTTTTCCAGTATTTGAGACCTTGTTCATTGAGTTGAAAGCGTTCAGAGAATTTAGAAGCAATAGGAGGTTTTTGCTCCTTTGGATCAACGAGTTCTTCAACTGCTTCTATTGTGTAGTAATGAGCAATACGATGTCCTTTTGATGCAGGCTCATCACCTTTTGCCTTTTTGGTATACTCTTCCAACTTTGCTGTTTCAAGCAAGAGATCGTAAACACCGGCCGGAGGAATTACAAACCCCGGAGCCTCTTCCAAATCATCGAAAGATAGGCTGGAAACAGTGTCAAGATCAAGCAGGGTAAGAGTTGTTTCTTCTGCGACTTTGTTAGCTTCTTCCATTTTGGAAAGTTCCTTTGGAAAAATTGACAATGGGTGATACCTCTGCGAGTAAGAGAACATTAAGAGTTATTAAGATTTAATAGAATCTAGCCTGGAATACCAGTCACAACTTTACGTTCGGTTGTCAATCTTCCTCCTTATTTTCAATGAGTTTTGCATCATCAACAACTTTTTGAATCATTGAGGCTGTTGCACCTCTTACTCTTTCAAGAATTCGTGTTGCACAGAGTTTAAGAATTGCCACAGCATCATCTTCTGTAAGATTAAATTTAACAAGACCTTGTTGATCTGCAAATTCAATTTCTCCCTGAAGTTTTCCAGTAGGAGGATTTTTCCAAGAATGTTCTCTTTCAACCTTAAGTGACTTTAGCAACATCTGATTTCTCCTTTCCAACAAGCTTTTCAAATAATGGAGCCAGATCAAGAGTTTTTTCATCCTCCATTCTCCAGCCACCTCGTGAACCTGTTAAGATATCTTTGTTATAGTTAGTTGCACTTCCACCCTTGTGTTGATTAAGTCTTTTTTCAATGTAAATAATGTGAGAGAAAAAGCCGGCTGACAACATAGAGAAGTTCTTAGAACCAATCATTGGAAAATATTTTTCAATTGTATTTTCTTCTGAAATTTCTTCTGTATCTGCAACTTTACCTTCAAGTGTAAAACGAACTCCAACACGATGTGAAGTTGCAATGAAATTTGTATTAGAACAAGCTTGCATAACTCCTAAAGCATCACCAAGAACACGCCCTAAAAGGCCAAACTCATCCCAACCAGGTTTAAATTCGTAATCTCTACCTTTAGTTGCATAGGCAATGATACTACGAGTTAGCTGGGAAAAATTATCAATGATTACAACATCATTCTTGGTAAGATTCTTAAGGTTAAATGTTTGGCCTGTATAAGATTTGATCTTACCAAGAACTTCTGCCCCAGCCACTTGCTTACTTGGTTCTCTGATAGCACAAGGCATACAATCAACTTTGCCATGTTCTTCACATATGACATTATTACGATAAGAGGTAAGAACTTTCATTATTGTTTCCATTCCCATTGGAAGATCACGAGTATCTGGAATTGTATAGATAATAATTTTGTTAGCTTGTTCTTCTGTAAGAATTCCTTCTTTATACATTGTTATGAGAGTTTGACGGCCATTTTCAAGGGTAAAGAAATGGACATTTTGAATGTAGGGAACCTTAGCAATGGTTGCTGCTAGACGTGTCTTTCCTGTCTTTGGATCTCCATAGATCAAGAGGTTCCAACAGTCAAGAGGTTTTCCTTCTTGTTTGACGGCCTTAGCGATCTCTGTGAGTCTCATGTTTTTATATCCGTTTCAGATATTTTTCCTTGTGCATGTAACCAATCTGTGTGTTCAATGACTTCATCAGGTTGAGAAGGATGTAAAGGAAGTCTTTGAGAAATCATTGCACATTGTAATGGAAATCGTTTAAGAATATCTGCGAATTGTTTATGACAAGCATCCCAACCATCTTGGAAGCCAGAGTTATACTCATCAAATTCAGGATCACCTAAATGGGTGTTAATAGTCATTTTGTTTCCTTATTTTCTCACAAAAAGAATTGCTTGAGTTCCACATGGGTTTTGTTCTGATCTCATGTGTTGAATTGTATGAAAATCTTGATGTTCATATATATAAGCTGACCTTGCATGAAGGCAAAGTTCATATAAGGTGGTATTCGAATAGAACTTACAATCATTGCACTTTTGGTGAGCTATTTGTAATGTCATTGATGTCTCTCTTTATTTCTGAGAATGATTCTTGAATTGCTAATTTCGAGATAATAACTGATACCTCTTGCATAGCAATACAGGCTTCTGATAGAGCACTAAGAGCTTCCACTGATTTTTTATTTTCTATAAGAGATTTTATATAGTGATAATCTATTAAGTTTCTAGCCATTGCAAGAGAATTATGAAGCTTAGTTTTATCTTCTTGGTTCATGGTATCCTTGTCCAAGCTTCAATAATACCCTTCACATTAGGAGGAATCCAGCCTTCTGGCTTAATGATCTTTCCATCTGCACGACGCATAACAATTACGTTGCCATCCTTATCTTTTTGTGCTTTTGCCATATTAGAAGCATGAATTGCATGAAAAAGAACATCACGTGGAAGACCAAAAAGATTAGAAAGGCCGTCAATTACGTAGATGGAATCAACAATGTCATCTGCTATTTTTGTTACAAACTCTAATCGTTGCTCTTCTGATTGCATAAGATGACCAATAGGCATTGAAAGAAGATCATTAAGATGTGAGCGTAATTCTGTATTTACTTCTTCGTTAATAAGACGACTCCAAAGAGCAACTTGCTGTAAAAATTGAGGATGTGTAAGTCCATTTTCTATGATAAGTTGTTGTAAACTACTTCGTGGCATCTTACACAAGTCCATGAAGTTAGCTTGATGCTGAAAGTGATGTCTATGCTCTCTTATTGGTGCACTCACACAATTCCCTTCCGTCGTATTGCAATTCGTAATGCGTTATTGTGTTGTCGCTGTTCATATGATTCTATGAGAATTCTCTTTTGTGAGCCTACAAAAATTTTCCATATCTTATATTCATTATGCTTCTTAGCATTTATCTGTGCTTCAAACAATGATGAACAGCAATCAAGTGAATTATGTAATGGTGCTTGAATTTCGTAGATACAACCTTCTGTATCAGGTTTGATTTCTTTTTGGGGTAATTTAAATTGATTTTTTTCTGGTTCTTGTATTGTGTCAAAGGATGCTGCAAGAAGATTGTCAATAATGCTCATTTTGGTATTCTCCTTAGATGATCGTCAATGATGTCTTGAAGATTAAATTCAAAATCATACTTTTGCTTATCTTTCTGATCTGCCATTTGGATATCGCCGGCACTGGTGCTACAGAATCCAAAATGCGTGCAAACCTTTCCAAACTTAAGGCATGAATGGCCACGCATAGGAAAGATTCCCATCTCATTCATCTTGTTAAGTCTTTCAACATCCATTCCTAATGTGTAGAACCACTTTAATCTATCAATGATTGTCTTGTTGAAGGGGAAGAGTTCAATGTCAGGAATGAAGTCTTTGTTATTTTTATCTCTACAGACAAAATACAGAGTGCCAAATTGGTTTTGTTCTGCGCCAACGATTTTGTCAAGAACAATTGAATAACCCAATGCTTGGGCAGAGTTTTGGTATAACGGACGTAAATCTGCAATCTTGTAAAGGGTAGTTTTAACTTCCAAGACCACATAAATCTTAAGCTCCTTATCAAACAGGACAATGTCTATAAGTCCTGTATAAAACCACTTGTTATCAATATTAATCTTGAATGATAACTCAATAGCTGGTTTACCATTAAAGATTGCTATTTCATAACGAGCACGAATTGCATCTAGTTTGTCTTTTGATAGGTCTATGTTGTTTATGGTGCGAGCTTGTGAGATTGTTGGAACACGATCTAAGTCCTCAAGTTCAGGAGAGTATGCCAGCCAGGTGATAAACTTAGCAAGATCTAAGTCTCCTGTTAGAATGTATGCTTGAATGCCGGCCCCATATGCAGTTCCCCTAATATGCCACGGCATATCTTCTTTACCATGAATTGAAGGATTTTGTAAGAGACGATTAAGTTGAAACTTACGTTCACATTCGTGGAAATCACCAAGTAGAGAATAAGAGAGTTGATGTGGGTTATTTGAATGGTATGGTTTCTTTAAAAGCTGTGCAATATCTATTGCGTAATCTGCTATCATTTGGAATCTAATGATTTATTTTGCTTTGTTTCTGGTGCTTCTTTTTGTGTTTCATCTATTGATACAAGAAGTGGAGAAAAAGAAACACTAACAAAGCGAGCTGTATTGCGACAAAAGAAGGTATAGGAGTTCTGAGGAAAAATGTGTTTTTGAATTGCCTTTAGTCCATGATTTGATTCACATTCCTTAATAGCTATGTTAACAACAAAAGATGGAATGGGAGTGTTGAAATGCAAGATTTGAGCACTCCCAAGAAGGAAACCACCTATAAGAGCAATTAGAAGAGCTGTTTGTTTCATTTTAAATTTCCTTTTTGTCTACTATTGTTTCTCTAATTTCTTCAGCAAACATATTTGGGTCATGATATGGAAGATCATTAATATCTATACTTTGCATTAGTAAAAGATCACTTGAATCGTAGATGGTCTCAGCAGAGTCACCATTTTGTTTATTGATGCGAAAAGACTTATCTGTAAAAATTTCTACTGATAATATTTTGTCTGACATAGTAAGTTCTAAAGCTTGTTCTACTTTGTTTAACCAAATACAAAGATCTTGTATGGATTTCATGATTCTTTCCTTTCTTTTTCAATTAATATTGCCTTTAAAATTTCTTGTCTTGAAAAGCCTAATCTCTTAAGCTTACGATAGTATGAGCTTCGCGAAGGTTCTTTTAGATAATTTCTATTCTTTCTTTTTTCTCTTTCTCTTTTATTTTGTTCTTCTTTATAACCCGGAATTTTATAGTTAGTAGCTCTACGCTCACGTTGTTGTCTATTACGATAAAGTCTTAAGAGTGTAGAGTCAGAGATAGTCATAACTTATAAAGTTAGAATAAGTCATTCTCTAATTCTTTAAGAGTTTCTTCATTTGAGAAATCAAACTTTTGTTTGGGTTCCTTCTTCTTACCAGAAGCTTGCATTTCCAAGTCCCGGCCTGTTATCCTCATAAGATGCTTTACACATTCACCAATTTCTTCAGGAAGAAGCATTGCACAAGCAACAGGATTTTCCTTAAGAGCTTGTTTTAACTTGGTCATTGCATCTTTTAGAGGTTCTCCATCTTCTGTTTGTGATAGAAGGGAGATCATATCTTTGATGTGTTGTTGCGTTACTGTTGCTTCGGGAGGAAGAATTATTACTTCGTTACTTTCGGTTGTCATATTTTTCCTTTTGCATAGTTTAATGCATCTTCTTGTTCTTGTTTGATTAATGCTGGAAGTAAATCTTCTTCAATTATTTTCTTTGCAACTTCTGGTTTACCATTATCTATTGCACGAACTATCCATCTAAGAGCTTCTGAAAGAGGCATCTTAATTTGTGGCATATTAATCCTTTGCAATGATAAGTTTATGAATCTTTATTGTAGGCTTGTGCTTCAGAATGATCTGAAGCTTGATCTTATCCTTTTCAGGATAATCTTTATGTTCAATGAATTCCAAGGTGGTATCATCTGGTTTAATGCCGGCTGATTTCATCTTGGCATTCTCTTTTGCCTTTAAGCTACTAAGTTGTTTTCTTACCCTTGGTTCATCAACACGATCAATGACAATGATAATATCCTCTTTATCACAAATGCTATTCCACAATGAGGCAAGCGTAAACTCACCACTTTCGGCATTGTTGTTGTTATTGTCAATAACAGGTTCAGATAAAGCTACTCTACTAGATACTAAATCTTCTAGTAGAATTTCTTTGCTCTGTTGCTGGCTCTGACTTATGTTCTGATCTTGTTTCGGTTTTGCAATGTTGAATCTTTGCATATTCCTTTACCTTTTTATGAATTAGCAATGCTTCTGCTAAATGTGTTTCTAAATACTGGTATGATATATTAAGATCAGATGCAAGACGATATTCCCATATGGTTGTTAAGAAAGCAGGGGATTCTCCCTGACATTCAATACAACCTCTGCGAATACGACCACCAAGAGTTTGACCAAATGTTGCAAGACAAATTGAACATATATCAATTGCTTTAAATGATGCAATAAATATATGATCGTGAGAAAAGTTTAAACGATCTAATTCTTCCCAGTAAGTTTCAAGATTATCTTCTTCTCTACGTAGCCAATGAAGCAATTCAATTGCTGGCTTCATATGTGGAATGTAAAGATCATGTTGATTTCCAAGATACATGATAAGGCCGGCCAACATCCCCTTGTTGATTTCAGTGAAGAGCAAGATGTTCTTCCTCACGTTCATAGACTATGAAGTCTTTGAAGTCATTATAAGCAATTACTAGCAGTTCTACTGGAGTCATTGTCTTATGATATTCAGATTCTATTAAATAAAGCATATTAAGAGTATGACCTAAACCTGATACACAAGCAAGTAATTCATTGTTATGAATTGGACAAGAGAATACCTCAATATTGACTCCCTTATATCCAAAGGAACCAATATTGTGGGCACTCTTCTTAAATTCAATTACATTTTCTTCTTCTGGGATTACACGTTGGATTGTGTTAGGAGTAAGTTGTGGCATTTGTTTTCCTGCATTCTTTACAATGTTGTAAATGATTTTCCACTAATCTTTTCAATTGCCCAACATAATGCAGATAATTCTGTTCTTGTGTTGTCTATATTATAATTTATTGGCATCATATCAATTTTGTTTTGGAGATAATACGCTCTGCGTTTAAGTCGTTCTAAGCGGTCAATTTCTTTTCTTGTAAGTGGATAACCAAAAAGTTTTCTGGAAAACCTGATGAGATATTTCATTTGTCAAAGATGCTTTGTAATTGTTTGATTGAATGTTTACCAATTTCTGCCATAACAAGTTTTCCATTATGTTTCTCTACAATAACAACTTCAACTTCTGTTTGAAGTGTAAACTTTCCTTCACGTATTTTACGTTCAATGTTAGCTATTATTTTGCTTAGTGTCATGGCATTAGTTCCTCTTTAGATATATTTTCATCAAAAATAGAACCCCACGGTAGTCCCCATTTTTCTGCACAAATAGGGCCATAACCAGCAGTAAAAGATTCTTTTGTTACTATTTCTGTTCCACAAAAACAACAAAAAGAGTATTTCTGTCCATAAAGTTTTCCAAATTCAATTGGATCATTTTTAATGATTACTAAATCTTCTTTTAGTTTATCTGGAATATTTGGTTGTAAAATCATTTCTCCTGTCTTAAGAAACTTTCCAAGGTAATCTCCAGTTTCTGCTTTTGATATATAAAGATAGTTTGGAAAGTTTGGATAATG